ACGATGACACCCAGCGTTGTGGTTGCCTCAGAGCTGCTGACTCCGCTGATCTCAACTTTGATCGCACTTGGGGGGACAACCTCTCCATTTTTATCAGCCAACAAGTCAGGGCCCAAAGGACATCCAAAGGACAGGAATGTTTCGCTGGCCCGGTCAAACGTGACATAGAAATCGACAGGGAACGCAATTCCTGCTGTGGTTCGGGGCTTATATCCGAACCCGGCTACATCTCCGCTCGTATGATCCATGACTGCTTCCCAAAAGCCGAAGTTCAGGGTGAAATCGATTCGGTTCTCCTGTATCCCTATGCCAAATAACTCCCAGCCGGTCGCAATCAGGGAGTAGAAATCCGTGGTGTAGGTCATGTTGTCCATTGTGATTTTCAATTGTTTCCCGGGGATTCCTGTACCTCCCCCGGCCACGAGGATCGGGTTAAAAATCGGCATCTCAAATCACCTCCTGGATCAGAACGTTGTAGGAGAGGTCCACGGTCGGCACCGTGGTGCAGGCAAAGGACAAACTATTCGTCCCCTGTCCCTTGCACCGCACCCCGGCCGCCCCAGCGGCCTCCCAGCTCTCCGGCGCGGGGGAAGGCGTCACCGCACTGCCGGCGCTCACACCGGATACCGTTACAGTTTGAGTCTTGGCCGTTGTATCCCAGCCCGCGGCGGTCAGCGTAACAGAGCAGGTTTTTAGCACTTGTCCCATTTTTGCAGTTACCGTTGTCACATTTTTTGTGGTCTCAATAAAAACTTCAACCTTTACAAATCCAGCAGGGAGAAAGCCTGTGGAAGAAAACTGAATCTGATACCGCTGCGCAGCACTGTTAAACCCGCTTCCAAACGCAGGGAGGATATATCCAAAAGCACTTGCGAATACTGGGGTTCCTCTGCTCATCGCCTCATAGAGCTCCTTTGCTGAATGGCTGGAGGTATATCCTGAATCATCCTCGTTAATTGTTACAGTTAAAGGTGTGTTTTCGTCCACATAGGCCTTTGTCGCGGCGTGCAGGCCGCTTGTTGGCACCCCTGAAAGCGTCAGCGCCCCCGCCATGGTCCCGCCGGATGTGGGAAGCGCCCCAATCTGCTCCGCCGTCACGCCGTGGGGGTTGCTCTTGCTGGCGATATGCCCCGGCACCTCGGCCAGGGATTCATTGAACGCCGTCTCCGTCCCGGAGTAGCCTCCCTCCACGGCGGCGGTGTAGGCGCTCTTGCCGTTCTGGCCGGACACGCCCGCCGGGCCTTGCTCCCCCTGGGGGCCGCGCGGCCCCTGTTCGCCCTGGATGCCCTGTATGCCCTGGGGGCCTTGGACGCCCTGAACGCCCTGCTCCCCCTTGGGCCCCTGCTCTCCCTGTGGGCCTGCGGGGCCCTGGGGGCCGACGGGGCCTTGCAGCGCCCCGACGCTGACCCAGTCGGCAGCGTCCACGTCCCAGATGTAGATGACGTTGTTCTCTGTGGTGCCCACGGCGTAGGCATCACCCTACCCACCGGTGGGGTGGGCGGTCTGTAAAGCCAGCAGCGTAGCGTACAGCGCCAGCACCGTGAAGCTCTTGCCGTCCGCGCCGTCGTCGCCCCGGAGGCCCTGGGGGCCCATCGGCCCCTGGGGACCGGCCTCGCCCTGGGTGCCCTGGGGACCCGCCACGCCCTGTTCCCCCTGGTCGCCTTTGGGACCCTGTACGCCTTGGACGCCCTGGATGCCCTGTGGCCCTGCCGCGCCTTGTGCGCCCTGCGCGCCCTGCACACCCTGGGGGCCCTGAGGGCCCCGGACAGAAACGCTTTGAGGGGCTGTTGCGGTATCCTGGATTGAGAAGGACATGACGCCATTGGTATCTACGCTGGGGACAATACAAGGGCCGGTCATCCCTTGAATCCCCTGACTTCCGGTGTCACCCTTGTCTCCTTTGTCGCCCTTTTCGCCATGGTCGCCCTTGACGCCGGTCACTACTGTGACGCCGTTTTCGTCTGTCACCACGCCATTGGTAAACTGCATCCGGCTCCGCTGGGGCAGGGCGTTCCCCGCCGCGTCCAGGATCACGTGCCCGGAGGAGCCGGTGACCTCCCATACGGTGCCATCTGCGCTGACCTCCAGCACCTTGTCTGCGTTCAGCCGGAGATATGCCACCGCGTCGCCCGACCGCTGTACGATTTTCATGACGCCAAGCCACTCCAGCTCCGGCAGCAGCGTATCATTGAGATACCCTTGAATGGAATTCCCGGCTTTGTCAAACGCGGCTTTCAGTTCCTGGGCGGACATGCCGCCCACATCGTTGGGCTCGTCGTCTAATTTCTGAATGATGTTGAGATCATCGTTCAGGGTTTGAAGCTTTTGGATTTCTTCTGCCATTGTTACACCTCACTTCACAGTCCCGGCACTTCACCGGTGCGGTTGATTTCCTGCTGCAATGCGCCGTTTCCCTGGCCGACAGGGATGTCCGTCGGTATATTTGGCACGGCTCCGCTCTGGGGTGCGCCGGCAGCCGGCATTGCCGCACTAAGGGAGGACTGCTGGCGGCGCAGGGCGTCGATGAGCCGCTCCTTGTCGGTAATCATCCCCGCCGGTACACGCTCCAGGTACTCAATGATGCCGATCTTGTTCTGCATCAGCAGATTGTCCATAGTCTGCATGGTGGCGATCTCACTCCAGTAGGAGGAGGCTCCCACGTCCAGGTTGATGGAGACCGGGATGCTGGCAAGTTGGGAAAAGTCAAAGGTAACCAAGTCGGTTTCCTCTGTCTCGGGGTGTTTCACCTCCACCCATCGACGGCCATAATGGGTCTTCATAAATGCAAGGTAGATGCGGCCCAGGTCTTCAATGGACTGCAAAAGGTCCTGCTTGGTGAGCTCCATGGGCACGGCGCTGGCCCGTTGAAGGGCGATGATAGCTGAGGTGTTGTCCGGCCTGGTGTCGCCCAACGCCACATCGGAGGCGCCCAAGAACTTTTGGGTGTACTGGATGGCCAGCTCAATGAACTGGCTGATCTGGGGGGAGATGGTGGCCGGGTCCATGATCTTGGCCGCTGAGGCCACATCGCCGCCGGCCATACCGATGGCTGCGCCCACGCGGCTGTCCCACTTTTTGATTCGGGTAGAGTCGTAGATCACCTTGGGATAGGCGGTGGTCATGAGGGAGATCATGGACATGGCAAAGAGTTTGTTCACAAAAATCTGATTTGGGATCAGCCCTGTAATCATGGCCTGGCCGTGGTAGCAATCCTTCACATAGTCCCAGCTCATCCAGGTCACCGGGTAAAGGTCGATGCCAAGGTCCCACTCCTTTCGTATGAGGGCAGTCTGCGTACACTCATAGGCGTGAATCGTCCCGCTCTCCAAATCCCGCCACAGGCGCAGCAGCACCGTTACCTTGCTGCCGCCCAACTCGTCCAAATTCCCGCTTTCGCCGGTCTCCTTGCAATCCGGGCGGATTTTGTCACGTTCGCCGCCGTAGGTTTTGGCCCGGCGCTTTGCCTCACCAAGAAGCATCCGGCGGGAGATGAGGATCCATGGCTGGCTTTGAAGCGCGCGGCTGTTGGGATTTCCGAAATGGACCTGGGTGTTGTCCAGCACCTCGGTGCGGATGCCGCCCCTGGCGTCCTGCCCTGTTTTGATGGACTCGTCCCAGTAGGTGTAAGTGCATCCGTCGGCGTCCACGGCGGCGTTGCGGGTGAACTCCCGGATCAGGGAGGGCATTTTGTTCATCTCAAAGATGCTTCGGAACTGGTCGTTTAAAATGCCGCAGATCAGGTCCAACTCCAGTTTGGTCCGAACGCCGGAGGAGGGGATGGGGGAGGCGTGGAGCTTTAAGTTGTCCGTGGATACGCTGGCTACGGAGAAAAGCACCACCCGCTTTAAAAAATTGAAAACCGGTGTGGGCAGGCCGTTGGACTGGACGCCCTCCCACTGCTTGCCGATGAAAAAGTTTTCGTTGTTGTGTACGCAGTCGTAGAGATGGATGCCCTCGTTGAACTCCACCGCGCCGCTGAATTCCCGGTACACCGTCTCCGGCGTCATGCTTTCTTTCATACTTGCTCCTTTACCGTACGTTGTCTGTGTAGCGCACCTTGGCCGCTAAGGACAATATGGTGGCCGCGGCACTGGCAGAGGCGCTTTTGAAGATGATCTTCAAAAATGCCGCCCGCTTCAGCTTGAGCTTGATCCGCCGGACCTGGGG